TATCCATTTTCTTTAACAGCTTCAAGCTGGACTTCTACAGAAGGATCTTTTATATAATTTATAGAATATCCATTTTGTTTAACTAATTCAAGTTCAGTCATCTAAATTTCCTCCATAGCTAGAAATATTTGAATAGTTTTACAAGGATTTTCTATATACTGTATGCAATATCCGCCACCTTTAACTGCTTCCATCTGGACTTCTGGAGAAGGATCTTTTATATACTGTATGCAATATCCGTTTTGTTTAACAGCTTCCATCTGGACTTCTGGAGAAGGGTTTTTTATATATTTTATAGCATATCCATTTTCTTTAATAGCTTCAAGCTGGACTTCTACAGAAGGATTTTCTATATATTCTATAGCGTATCCATTTTCTTTAACAGCTTCAAGCTGGACTTCTACAGAAGGATCTTTTATATAATTTATAGAATATCCATTTTGTTTAACTCTTTCTAGATCAGTCATTTAAATTTCCTCCTTCATCTTACCTTATAATATAATTATACACTAACCACGTACCTTTGTACAATTCAGATTTTAATTAAAAAAACTCATGTATTCTAACTAGCCCTACATGAGTTTTTAATATTTTTTAATAGTAATGTATCCGAAAAGAATAAACTGTTGTTATATCCAGTGTTTATAAATCAAATAGAATAAACATCTTTTTGAAATAATAATATCCGTTTAATCTAGCGGTATTTCCGTACTCTTCCACGTAAACTTCATTCACTAAATCAACATCCATGTTAACAAAAATAAATTTAGTAAAGTCTATGAACAATTTGTAATAGAGTTTTATCATAATAAAGGGTGATAATAACAACGTTTTAAATAATAAAACCATATTTCTAACATTTTCTTTAAAATTTTTACCACCTTCTTCTATAATGACCCATATATTAGCCAAAAAAGCTGAAAGTATAACAAGTGGAGTTAGTGCTATTAATAAAAAATGTAAACAGAAACTCCTTAATAAACTTTTAAAAAACATTTTAACTTACCTCCTATTTATATTTTAAAATAAATCATAACTATTCAAATCAACTATTGGCATTTCTAATGTTTTCAATATTTGATTAACATTTTCTATAACATTTCTTTCCCATATTCTTTCCCAATCAATAAACCGTTCCACTTCTTTAAAAGCATCTAACTCATGTGGAAAAGGTTCAATAAAAGAAAACACATGACTACCAAATTGTTTCTCTTTCATAGGAATATGTTTAATCTTAGTTCCTTCTAATATCGGTGGAATATGAGTCAAATTATTTTCTTTAATTAATCTATTAAATACAATAGATCCTCTAACATGAATAGGACAACCTTTAGCAATAGTTCCATCTGAATTAGCGTATTTACTCGGACTAGCTTTTATACCGATTGATGTTCCCATAATATCCAATGGTATTTTAACAAATTCTTTTTTATAATTTCGTAACCACTTTTTTAATCCGTTCATATCATTATCAAAAATAAACGGTAAAGCTTTATCTTTAATTTCTTTTGATATAACTGGATTAGTTGTTGCTTTAACTAAATTTATACCTTTTATTTTAACAGAATCTTTGGCTTTACCCGAATCATTTATAACATGACAAAGATAATTCTTACCTGCAACCCAAATACCAGTTTCAACAATAAGTTCTCGTTTCATTCCAAGATAATTAATTTTACAATTCCAATTTTTAGTAAACCTTTCTAAAAAGTCATCAATTTCTTTTTGTACTATAACATCAGAAAAATGTAAAAATTTATCATCATCTTGACAAATTTCTTTTGAATTAAATACAGGTTCAAAATTCATGTAACAAGAATTATGTACTAATATATCATTGGCAAAGAAATTGTGATTATCTTCTACTTCTATATCATAAACCCATTCTACCTGTTCACCCAAACATTCTACTTCAAAATCTTCAATCAGTTCTATATCCATTATATAACACCTCCAATTTTTTTATCAATCCCAACATAACTTTTTCCGGGTTATCATTAAACTCAGATTCCCATATATAAAGAACAGTAAAACCCCTATCTTCAGCCGATCGTTTTTTGTCTTCATCACAAGACCAAATTTCTTTAGCCGTTTTTTCACTATAAGGATTGGGTCTATCCATTTCTTTATATTTTAAAGGATTAGCATGCCAAATATCACCATTAAATTCAATTATAACATAAAAATCTAAAAAAGTACAATCATAATAATAATATTTCTTGTTAACGTTATCCATAATACCATATTCTTTATTCTTTCCTGCATGATAAACTTTTTCTAAATTAAAATGTTTTAGTTTTTTTTCTAATTTAATAAAGAAATTATTAGCTAAAGTGCTAGAAAAAGTTGGACGTATATTTTCACAATGGTTTTTATATTTTTCTAGCCCACATTCTTTTCCATATAGTCTAATCATATTTTCTAGCGTCATAGCTTTTCTTTTATTTATTTCATAGTATTTCTTGGTTCCTTCTTTAACCCCATATTTTTCTATAAAATAAGAAAGTTTACATCCATTAGAACTTTGTTTTTTACAATATATATTAAAACGATTTGTTCCATCTTCTTTACCATATTTATTAATTTGGTTTTCTAAAGTAACTGCGCGGTTTAAATTATAATTATTAAATTCTTCTTTGGTCCAACCATGTTTCTTTTGTTTATATTCAAAAGAATTACTTTTAGCTTGTTTTTCACGATAAATGTTAAATCGTTTAGTTCCTTCTTCTTTACCATATTTCTTTATTAAATTTTCTAATGTGATACCTTTGGTTTTAGAAATTAACAATAACTCATCTTCTGATATATTCCAAACATATTTTAAATAATAAATTGATGTTGTAGCAAACCGTTTCAAATTATATTTAACTTTGAAACAACTAGTACACTTTACAGGGAATTTAATTTTATTTAATTCTTTAAATTCCCTTCCCTTATTGAAATAAATCTTCATAGTGTTGGAAAGCTTTTCTCCACAAATCGGACAAGTTTTAATTTTATAAATTGATTTTCCCATTAAGTCCCCTTATAGTGTTATTTAACGATACAGGCACTATCGTTATACATTATTATTTATAACACTATTGGTTTAGTTTTACCAATTTATCTCCTTTAATTAATTCTATAATTTTAATAGATATAAGCTTATTATTTCGTACAACCATAATAGAATGGTCTTCAGTAATTGTAACTTTTTCTCCAGTACCTTTAATTGTTATTTTATATAATTTCTTTTTAACTTTATGTTTCATTATATAATTTAACTTTTTGTTTTTTTCAACCATTAATTTTGTATTAACTGATGGTGATGTATCTCCATTTGTTATTTGTTTGACACAGTTATCTTTTTCATCTTTTACCAATGTACCATTACATTTATCATAATATTCCGCAATTGTTAACGTTTTATCATTAATTATAATTTCGGAACTACCAATAACAGAATCCGTATCATTATATATGATTATTTCATCTTTATTATTTTCAAATACTCCAATATCATTATACTCTTTAGTATAATTTTTGTATAAAAAATCCCTTATACAATAAGAAACATTATTAATTAATAATCTTCCAGTTCTAGTTATAGCTTCAATAAAATTAACGTCAACATATCTGTAATAAGGACTAGCATGGATACCAGTTCCACCATTCAAAGCGTTTTTCAATTGATATTGTGTTCCGTCCAATATTTCTTCTTCATGCTTAGTTAGATCTGGTCTTGCCAATTCAGCCTTTGTAAAAACTCTATCATCATATAATTTTTTGTATATTGAAGAAACCGTACCAAGTTCTTCACCTTTTGTCTTAATCCAAAAAGTTCCATTCATTGTATACATACAATTATATTTCTTTAATAATGATTGGAATTTTTTAAATACTTTTGTTTCAGAATAAGAATCTTTAAAAAATGTTTTTTCTGTCATCATTTTTATATTCTTACTCCAATATTCAAATAACTCTGGATATTTTGCTTCAACATCATTTAAGGTATACTTATTTTCATAAGTCAAATCAAAAGATATATCAATAGTTGGATATTCTGAATTTAAATCAAAACTTACAACTTTTTTATATCTTCCGGGTTTTAAGCCTTCTTCTTTGGTTTTAACATATCCAGCTTTATATTGAAGCTCTTCCTTTGTAATAAGAGATTTTTCAAAATAAGAAACTGGACTATTCACTATTTTATTCTGCCTATTAAAATACAAATAATTATAATTGTCCCAAGTTCTAATTGGTGAAAGTGCATCTGGAATTAAACCCGCTCCTCCTAAAGTAATACTTAAGGCTTTATTCATATAATCGGTTTTCTGATTAAGTTTATGTACTAATATTGTATCCTTAATATTATACTTAGTAAAATTATTCCAATCTTTATCTGCAAATGTGTTAAAATTATTTACAATAGCTTTTGAAAGTTCTGTATTAAATTTAAGTTTACCTTCTCCTAATTCATGTTTAGAAACATAGTCCAATGACCAGGAAGGAAGATTAACAACCTTAAGTTTTTTGTATAATTCTTGATAATCCACAAAATGAATTCCACCAACACCAAAGTTATATACAACTTTATTCATCTTATTTCTACTTGTCAACCAAGTTCTTTGACCAGTCGGACTAAATGAATTAAGTTTGACTTTGTTGGCTTTAGCTCTTAACAAAATCATAGGTATATCATAACCATTTGAATACCAACCAGAAACAACATCCGGCTTCATCAAACTAAAAACTTTTGCAATATGTTCTAATAATATCTTTTCTGTTTTACAATGTTTATAATAAGTTTGTTTAATTCCCCATTCTAATTCTTTTTCTTTATACTCATTATCTTTAACCCAAGGATTCAAACCAAATACAAACATATTTCCTTCTTTGGCATCAAAAATTGATATTATATTTATAACACCATCAGACTCACCAAGATTTGTTATATCAGATTTTCCATAAAATTCTATATCTAAGTAAAAGGTTTTCATTCTTTTATTTGTTTCAAATATATATTGTTGGATTGCTTTATCATCTTCATCTATTCCAAGTGCTTTAAAATAATTATAAATATAAAAGTTTGAAGGTTTAACGTCACCTGCATAAGATGGATCAATCCCTTTGGAATATAAAAAACCATGTCGATCATTTTCTCTTTGTTTAATATATTCTTTTCTATCATTATCATTAAAGAAAGGAAGTGTTTTATAAGTATTTCCAAAAATATCTTTCTTATCACCTTTTGGATCAGCTTCGTATAATTCAAAATAATATGGTTTACTTAATATTTTTTTCACTCCATCTTTATTATAACCAGAAACAATATATTCTTCTTTATTAGCTTCAACATTTGTTATATAAAAAATAGCTCGCCTCCCCATTTTACTCTTCAATTCTTTTACTTACTGCATATATTGTTCCGTCATTTCCAGAGAAAACTCCCATCCTATCATTTGTAAAATAAAATTTATAATCAAGTGTTGCCATTTTAGTAAACCATTCAGTGTTAAACGAAAAGGTTTCTATTTCATCAATTATTGTTTGACTTTTTTTATCAACACCACACAAGGTAATTCCATTTTCTGCATATAATAGAGAGCTGGAATCTTCTTCTGATGAATCATTTCTAAAATAGTTAATAGATAATTCTGTTTTATCATCATTAAAATTAAACCTAATAATATCAGATCCAATTGCATTTGATAATTTTACAATTTCAGTAATCTTATCTTTATTAATTTCGATATAAGGACCAGTTTGTAAATCATTAACTGCGTCCCAGGCTCCAGCTTCTTCAAGTTCTTGTATAATAACCATTAGAAGTTTTTGTCCTAATTTGAATTTAACTTTTCTAGATGCAGTTTTAATAATCAGATATGAGTCTTTAATAAATAAAGAAAGTTCTTCAGAATCAGGTATGATTTTTAAAATAGATAAAAGTCTATTTACTGTATCTGGATGAGCTAAAGTAATTTCATTATCTTCCATCCATTCTAAATGTTTAATAAGAACTATTTTCATGTGTGGAGCTGATGTAAAATTTTTACATAAACAAACTCCTTTTTCTGGTGCAAGTTTTAGAGACTCTTGTAATGTTTTAATAAATTCCTCTTTAGTTACATGTAGCTCAATCTGACCTTTAACTTTATCGGTCAATTTCTTTTTTAATGGATTCTTTTCTTGTTTAGCCATAATTCTTAATGCCTCCTGTTTTTTATTTTAAATTATTTAAATTAATTATATTTTTATTATATCATAGTTTTATATTATTGCACACCTTCTATTTTTCAAAAACAAATTTACGTTTATAATTTTTTTCTATATAAGATTTATCTATATGTATAATTATAGTTTTAATTACAATATTATCAGAATCTAAAGATTGAACTCTAGCCCAAACGAAACTATCATTGAGTCTATAAGTATAATTACAAACATAAATTCCAATATATCCGGATAATTCCTCTAACATATAACTTTCAATCCCATTTATAATAATTTCATCCCTTTCAGCTTCATACGGAACGAATAATTCAAATTTTTTCATTTATGATCTCTCACTTTAGATAAATAATATAACACCATATTCTACTTATAACATTCTGTGTGTTAATAGTAAAATATGGTGTTAATTAACAGAGTATAAAATCTTTTTATATAAAAAAATAGATATAAAACCTGTGATGTCCAGCAGTCACTATAGACCATAAACGATCCGCACTGTGCCTGGTATTCTATAAGTCGTTAGGCATAAGTCGTCAGTCTTAATAACCCATTATTTATCATCTCGGGTTGAAGACTTAATCTTCAATCTTAAAACTTGAGTCTTATTTCCTCCACACTAGGGAGAATTTAATCTTCTTGTGTTGGGCTCTAGTCCCAACACTAATTTTAGGTTTGAAGGAGGTTTAACCTGTATAACCTCTTAAAAGGTAGTTTATGTAATTTTAGTTTTTCCGTCACAAATCTATATCTATTTTAATTTTTATATATTATAGTAAATCTGTAGTTACATTGATAATTTCTAACCTTTCCTCAATAGTTTCAATTAATGTAATTAAACTATTAAGTTTACCCATCTTAACCTTTTCACTATACAATCTTTGTATAACATGATTATCACCACTGTATGAACTTCTAGCAATGGTTGCGGTGTTATCGTTCATAGCTTCATAAGTTCTTTGATGTTTCTTACCAATACTTCTTTTAATTCCGAGTAACTGGGTAATAGTTAGTTTTTTACCTTCTATATCAATTACAGTTGACACATTAGTAAGTTCAATTCTGTTTTTTGACTCAAGCCAATTATCAAACAGATCTTCATTAGATTTAACTAATGCCATCATAGCTTTGGTCTGTTCTTTTTCTGAGTCAAAAATTGGTCTTTCTTTTTCCAACTTAGAAGAATAATTAGTTATGAGTTTGTTGTTCCTTTCCATTTTCTTTTCAATTTTTTTCAAATTCTTTAAACCTTCTGTGATTTTCATTATTAAGCCTCCAAGTTTTAGTATTACTTTTATTTAGTATATAATTATTATCCATTTTAGTTTATTATTCATTTTATTAACTCCTTTTGTTATTTCTTCATTAAGTTAATTATACACTAACCACGTACCGTTGTACACCTTTTATTTTAATTTATTATAAAAGTCATGAACCATTAACCAGTTTTTCTTATGTATATGATTAAACCAATCGTTATCATTATTATTTATTTTTTCTATAATTTCATTAGTTGTCGGCATTTTACTAATATCAACAAAATTAACATTCAAACTAAAATCACTATTATCTTTTATAAAATTATTTAAACCCATAAACCTGTTATAATCATTTTTATCATAACAATACAAATCAATATTAAATTTTATTCCATATCTATCTATACAAGAACCGAACATAGATCGTATTTCTTCTACCCCGAACAATTGAGCTATTAACATACATATAGAATAAGATTCTACTTCTTTAGATTCAAATTCAGGAACAAGTAATTTTTGTATATTGGCTCCATATTCTATAGGAGTTTCAGCAATAGAATTTTTTAACATTTCAACTCTTTTGGTAAATCTAGTTGGAATGTTTTTCATATCTAAAAAAATAAAACTAAAATCTCGGATTATTACTCCAGTTTCTGAGTCTTGTATTACATCGTTTTCCATTGTTTCCAATACATGTAAATGACCATTATGTATTAATTCGTCTTTAATAATAACCATTTTAACATTTATAATTCTTGGTTTTAATAACTCTTTCATCTTTAAAATCCTCCGGTTAGTAATTAATTATTTTATTAATTTGTCTTTTATTCATAGCTGTTTCGTTATTGTTTACTAATTCATTCTGAAAATTATCTTTAGCTATTTTCTTTAGTTTATTGTTTTTGTATTCCTTTTTGATTACTTGTATAAAGCCATTCCAACAGAACTGTGAAAAATATGAGAAAGCATTATTCGATTCAACTTTAAAATTATGAGCATATTTGCAACAATATAATAAAGCCAAACTAATCATATCTTCTTTGAATGTATAATTTTTAAATTTACCGGACTTTGATAAACCCCTTGCTATTTTCATAAAGTCTCCGGCAATTGATTCTGTAACATTATAAAATTCCGGTTCAACTCCGTTTTTTTCACAATTTTTTCTATAAGCTAATAGTTGATTTTTCCATAATCTCATTTTACACGTAAACTCGGCATTATCTATATAATCTCTATTAGATTTTTTATCTCTTTTCTTTCTTTTAAGTTTTTGTTGTTTTTCTATTAAATGTTCTTCTTCCAATATTACTTCATCTTCTTTTATCATTTTATTATTATACTCCTATTTATAGTTTTTTTTCTAGTTCAGGTTCTTCTAACCATCTACACTTATTTTACTCTTTATTTTAATCAAGTGACGAAAATTTTCTCCATTCAATATAGTTTTTTATCTGCCATTGTTTACCTTTAAGTAAATCTACATAATCTTTCAGTTCTTCAAGTTGTAATTCTTGTTCTCGTTTCTCTTTACCAATTTTAATTAAATCCATGTTAGCTTTCATATAAATATTGTTAATTTCATGTGGGGTTAAAACTTCATCACGTAAAAATTTATTCTTGTGGTATTCGACCTTGTAAACCCTATCATAACGAATAATAAGTTTGTCAAGTCTTCGTAATTCAACATAATATAGTTCTGTCATGGTCAAGGTCATGTTCATAGTTTTAATAATATCATTTTCTAAATCAGATCCCTTAATTTTAATAACTTCTTTAAACAATCTTCTTACCTCATCAAATTTTTTGGTTTCCATTAGAATAGATCCTTACTACTTTCATTTTTCTGTTTCATTTTATTTCCCCATTTGGACATGAAATTATTTTCTGCTTCTTTCATACCATCATTAGTGAAATTCTTATCAAGTTCTCTTAAAATATTATTCATTTTATTTAACTTTAACCAGCTTATAGCTTTTTTCCAACTCTTTTCCTTTTTAAATTCCGGTACAATCCCTTCCGTGATTGATTTTATAACGTCTTCAGGTATAAAATCCATATCTATCAAAATTTGGTTTCTTTCATAATTATTAATTACTTTATGTTTTTCAATAAATTTCATAATACCTTCATCTACAATTTTTTGTATTTTCTTATCACCCATACTTTTCTGTTTTTTTCCATCAACCATAAAAGTATCATCATCAGATAAAACATTTGGAATTCCATCTGACCCATCTCCTTTTAAAATATGTTTCTGTAATAGTTCTGGCATACGGGATTTATTTATTTCAACATATTTCCCACTACTTCTTTTTATTTGATAAAATTTAACATTGTCAAACTTTAATACTTGTTTTAAATCTTTATCCATTGAAGCTACAATTATAGGAAACTTTTTGGATAATGTTTTAGCTAGAATAAATAAAATATCATCTGCTTCTGCCATCTTAATTTGTAGTGACATTATAGGAAAGTTTTCATTTAATTCTTTTTTAAATATTTCCATTTCATTAAAAAATCTTTTAAAATCTATTCCAGTTTTATCCCTAGACTTCTTACGGTTCTTTTTATAATATTTAAATAATTCATTTCTCCACACTATTTTACTATCAAAACATAGAACCAAATTTTTTATATCGGTCTTAAATCTTCGTGCATAATAAATAAGTGATACTAAAATCAAATGTTTCCATAATCCTAATTTTTCATTAAAAAATTCTTCTTGATCTTCAATTTTAGTCTTACCCAATAAACTGAAAAATGTTTGGTACATTATATTTGAAAAATCAATTAGTACTAATGGTTCTTGTTTTTTACTAGTTTTCTGCATAAGCCTTATCTCAACCTCCTTCTACTCTTTATTTACTTGAATCTTTTCAGTTAAATTTAATCTTTTAAATTCAAATATATCTGAAATAAACAACATACACCACATAATTAACAGACCCAAATTTATATTTTTACCTGTTGCAATATAAATTTTTGCATTATATGTTATAAAATGTGAACATGCCACAATCATTACTAAATTCATAATTTTATAGGTCATTTTTTATTCCTTCCTTTTTTTAAGAATAAACATTTTAATATAGAGTAGCGAGAGACACCACATTCTAATCATGGGATCAAGAAGAAGTGTCCTACACTCTATTTTAAAATTGTTTTATATTTTTATTCGTCTTCTAATGTATTTAAGAAATCGTCTAAATCTCCAGTTGGTTCTGAATCTATATCTACTTTTGGTGCATCTTCTTCTGTTGGTGCTGGAATTTCTTCTAACATTTCTTCTTTTTTAGTTTCAGTTTTAGGTTTTCTTTTTGCAAAAACATTTTCTTCAGATGAAGCTTCTTCTTTAGCTGAATTTGAAGTTGCTGTAACTGTTCCATCTGCTTTAAATAAATAATCGTCATATTTCTTTTGCATAATATCTTGATCAATACTTAACTCTTCAACAAACGGGTCAAATGAATTTGTATTTTCAAGAATTTCCATAATACCATCTTCATCATTTGCAATAGCTGTTGGTTTTCTTTCAAAACTACAATTTCCATAATCCGGATAAATATTTTTCTTAATATCATAATTATCAGCATTATCAATAACTAATCTAAAATCATAACCTTCTTCTGGATTTATAAGTTTTGGATCTTCTTTTAATTCTTCTATTACTTTTTTATAAACTTTTTCTCCAACTTGATAAAGCATGATTTTACCTTCGTTTTCTGGGTTTTCTGGATCTGAAACTATTAAAACATTTGCTATCCATTTTCTAGTTCTAAATCTACCTTCTTTTTTCATTGATGGATATAATAAATCAGAATAAATTGTTTTATTGTGATTACAGATAGGGCATTTTCCTGATCCATGAACTGTCAAACATGGCATAACTTCAAAAACTCCACCAACTTTTAAGAAATGTTTAAAATATTCCTGGAAGATTTTAACTCTTGAACCATTTTCACAAAGTGTTGGTAAAAATCTAATTTTTACTTTAACTCTGTGATCACTTCCAGCATTTGGTTTATATAATGAATCGGAAGCATAAGCTTTTTTTTCTCCACCTTCTTTTCCACCATTCTTATCTTTTTCTAACATGCCTCCAATTTCAGCACTCAATCCTTTTTTAAATTTTGCTAAATTACCCATTCGTAATTCCTCCGTTTAATTTAATATATCTATTTTTTTAACTCGTATGTATATATTATATACTACATTTCAATATCTGGGAACCCTATAAATCACAAATATTTCCTATTATATGGTTTCTTGAAGATATTCTATTTACAAAGGAATTGTTTGATTTGACTAAGCCAATGTGCTTTTTTATTCCATGTGACAATTCTTCAAATTCAATGAATCCTTCTTTAGTTAGTATATTGTTTTTTATTTCTAACATTTTTGCATTCTTATCATTTATCATTAAAAAATCTTTTAGTGGTTCATATTTCTTAGAAAGTTTAGTCCAAATTCTTTTTGAAATGGGATCTGAAGGAGTTAATGTTTTTAAATTAAAGAAATAATCATATAACATATAAGTTATAATTGAAATATCATCTCTCATAACCATTTTAAATAATTCATTATTCACAATGTAGGTATCCATAAATTGTTTTAAATTTCCTTGTTGTTTCAATTCCTCCAATGAAAAATAAAAGAACTGTTCCACATTAGATTTAAATTTAATAAAATCTCTTCCCTCTTTATGAACTTTCATAAAGAAATCTGCCTTGAAAAAATCATTAACACTTCTATAATAAAAAGATGAGAATAAAATAAATAACATTTTTTCTTTACTTGATTTTCCGGCTATCTCGGCTTTTATTATTCTTAAAATTCTGGCATAAATATCACTACATTGTAAAGTCTTCTGCTCTTTTTCATCAGAAATAATATCATATATCTTATTAAAATTCCTGGTTTTTAAAGCATGATGAACTCTTTTTATTTTTGCCAACACTTCTATTTCATTTCTCATTATTCATCATCTTCTTTTTCGTCTTGTTCTGCAATAACTTCTTGCAAAATATCATCAAGTGCAGTATCATCATTCAGCGCTGAACTTTCTCCAAATTTTAAAGTTTTTCCAATAAGATCGTCCATATATTCTCTAACTGGTCCATCAGCAACAAAACCTTTTATCATATATTGGATTAAGTCTTTTTTCTTTCCTTCAAATTCAAAGAATTTATATTTAATACTTCCTGGTACTTTTTCTATTAATCCCCATTCATCAAAGAATTCATATAAACCAGTATATTTATTAACACCTCTATCAAAGTTAATTGTTAATCTAACAAAGTTTCCTTCTTTAACAAGTCGGGATTTTATAACTTTTGCCTTAACTTTCGCTGCGATAACTTGTTTGAATTTTCCATCTTTTACTCCACCTTTTCCTGCTTTTTCTTTCTCTTTAGTTTTAAATAATCTTATAATTATAGAAGAAAGATATTTGACCATTGATCCACCTGATTCTACAAACTTATCCTCTGGAGCACAATATTGTCCGGCATTTGGATCCGCATAAATATGATTAGCAACAATCAAAGCTGTTCTGATTTTCGCTAATTCCAAACAGATAACTCTTCCAAGCTGTTTCATTTTTTTAGCTTTCAAACCCATATCTGAAGCAGATTTTCCAGCCTTAGCATCTTTTACTTCTTTATCAAAACTTAAATTACCAAAAGAATCCAAAGCAAATAATACTCTTGTATCACCTTTTTTAATTGCAAGTTTAAATTCTTTCTTATACATTTCAATATGTTTTACAATTAGTTTATTAAATTCTTCAACAGTTACAACTGGAAAAACTATAAATCTTTCATGTAGATTTTCTGGCACTAATGACTTCATAATAGCACCTTCTGTTTCATAAAGAAAAACTACATTATCTTCGTGCATTGCTAGAAAATTAACTAACGCCTTCATTATCATAAAAGACTTTCCTGAATGTTCCGCCGCGGAAAGAGTTATAATTTTTCCGGCTGGATAACCTTTTTTTGTATCTCCTGATAATAAAGCATTCATCATTGAATTACCAGAATCTATAAAAGTTTTAACCTCATATATCGATTCTGTACTTGCCATATCTGTTGCATATTTTGATAACTTGATTGCACCATTTGTAAATGTTTTTGTACTCATTATTTAAATATCCTCCTTAAAATAAATCATTATTTTTTATTTTAAAATTTGTATAACATACTTCTTTTGTGGCAATTTCTCCTCTTCTTTGTGGACTAATATTTTTCATTATTCTAATTTGTTCATAATCCCAACCGGGTAAACGGTCCAATGTTTTCTGATTAAATATATCCGTATAAACAATATCTGAATTTTTTATACTTTTTATATATGTTAAAAACTCATTATAATGTTCTTCATTGAAATTGAAATCATAAGAGGTTTTATTTGTATAATATAATTATATACTACAATTCGATTTTTGTAAGCCCTCTTTAAATTTTTTCTATACTTTCTTTTGTTTCTTTAATAATTAGTATACAATCTATAATACCTGATAATATTCTTATTCCATCAGTTTTTGATTTAGTTGTTAGATATATAATTAATTTTTTAATATATTTTAATTTCGATTCTAATGCCCAATCAAAATTAAAATATTCTGGAATGACAAGTTTTTCTATATCAGCAAAATTCATATTTTCACATATATAACATAAAACATCATCATGACAAGTTTTTTCAAACTCGTCCATTGATTCATCAAAAGTTTTCGATTCATCTGTAAGTTCATTTTGAAAATATTCAATTGGATACAATTTATTTTTAAATAAGAATTGTACGAATTCAAATTTTTTTATGTCTTCTTCATTTAGGTCATAACGGTAATCATCTATCATGTGCAATATTACCGGAGCAAATTCTGACTTTGCTAAAGCCGAACTTTTGGTATCACCATTTTCGTATTCTAAATAAAAATCTGGCCATAGCTCATATTTAATAATAAATTTAACTAACTCTATATCATAATTTTTCAGTGCAACTATAATAATATTAATTAACATGTTTTGTTTGTCATCATATTGATTATAATATACGGCAGTATTTACGTTGTAGTCGATAGCACATGCTCCAGGTAATCTAATTTTGCGTTTCTGACCCAGTCCAGATTTACATTTTAATAATAAACTTTTAATTATGTCAAACTCAGAATTTGCATATAAATCAAAAATGATATTTCTATTATCTTCGACTAATATTAAGGAATTTAACAAGTTTCTGATTGATGAACTTTCTTTATAAGCGGTTTTCTTCATTTTAAATTACCTCCACTGCGTCTTTAGTTTTTTTAATATTAAGCGCAATTTTATACAAATCTAATAATGAATTTAATACTAAATCTGAATCTTTTTCTAATGCAAGTTTTATTAAATTTTTGAAATATTCAATTTTGTTTTCAAGTTGCCAAGTAAAATCAAAGAATTCTGGTTTGAACCAAGTTTTACAAATATCATAGTTATTAATATTAATTAAATTAGTTAATACATCAGAACTAATTGGAAACTCCGGTTCTAGTTCAAAATTTTTAATACTAGTAAAATTCTGAAAATAGTCTAGGCCCCATATTTTATATTCAAAAAGGAAATTAAGGAAATTAAGATTTTTAGCTTTATCTTTATATATAACATTTAAGATTGGTACAACAAAAGTGGAATACCAGTAAGCCTCAATTACAGGATTTGAAAAATCAACATTTATTTTCAGATCGGGCCAGAAGTTTTTCTTTTTTAAATATAATATATAATCAGACCTTTGGTTTTCCATAATCCAGTTATACATAGTCAATTCCATTAGTGGTTGTTTTTTTAATCCGTTCGGAGTAAGTTCTGTAAAATAATCTTCAAACTTTGGTTGGTGTTCAACGGAATCTTTAGGTAACCCAGAGTTATCTATCTTCTTTTTTATATTTTTATAATTCTGACTATTTTTTAGAATAGCATCAATTAATTTCATTGGAATAACATTACCCAGATTAAAAACTTCACGTATTAATTTTGAACTGGTATGTTCAGATTTTATTAATAAATTAATCATACTATCTATTTGACAATCATTTGTATTTTTCATTTTAAAAGGTTTCTCCAGATTTAGTTAAACTATTTATTATAAGGTTAAACCCATTCATCCAGGAATTCTTCTTAGATATAATTGAATGATATAAATTTTTAAGGGTTAATTCTTCTTTATTTTTAGTACGTTTTACAAAATACATTATTAAGTGCATTGCTTCCATTCTAGCAATAAGTTTTTTGTGACTATATGTACATGAAAATAATCTAAATTCATGTGTTCCATAAAACCTTTTTTCAAATGCTCTATATTCTTTTTCAAGAGACGGATTAACTTTAGCCCATCTTTCTTCGGAAACTGGATATAAAGAACAATATCCATTTGATTTTCGTTCTGCTAATTCAAAAAAGAAGGAACGATTATCTCTAATAAAATTATATAATTGATAAGCTTTTTCGTCACCTAAGAATTCACCATTAAAATGTATATGAAATCCAGCTAAACAATTGTTATTGGTACTATTTATTAAATATGGATAGTGTTCTAATGTTCTCAACATAATTCTTAAATCTTTATTATTCTTATACCAATGTAAAGTTCTGGGATTAAATACTATTTCCCAAGAAGTACAAGAACATTCCGGAACAATATAGAAATCTTTATCAAATCCATTAAAAGATTTGAACCAAGGTTCTAACGTTGAATTAATAAGTTCAATTTTATCAAAATCTAGATTAACATCAAAGTCCAATTCTATTTCTATTCCCATAAGTAATGGATCAATATTATTTCTAACTATCTTATCTAAATAAAAATTAGAATTTCGGTGACTATGCGTTTCTTTTCTAGGTTTTTTAGAATATTGCATTGATCAACCCCCAGATTATTTTAATAACTTATGTATATTTTTCTTCCCCAACTTGGTAAATAACTTTCAACTTCGGTTTCTGAAACACCATCTAAAATGATTGTAGATTTTGTTGCTAAAGTTTTGTCCCAAGGAGTATATCCATCTGTAAAAATTAAAATGTTTTTCACTGCTTTATCTTCATTTAATGCTCTAATTGCTGGTCTCAAATCAGTTCCACCACCACCAACCACTTTAATTTTTTTAATATTATTTGTTACAATATCGGTATTAATATCGGTATCAATTGAAATTACTCTTGCGTCACAACCTTTAAAATGTTTCAAATAATCATTAATAATAGTTAGAAATATATTTATATTCTCTTGTTGAATTGAACAAGAAGTGTCAATAACTACACCAATTCTTGATGGTTTATTTTTAACGAAACTTGGTAGAACTGTTCTTGTTCTTCCGTTTCTTCTCATTATACAATTTGCAACAACATTTTGTCTTTTGAATGATAAATCTTCATAACCTCTTAAATAGCTTCTAATATCTTTTTTGATTATTTTATCCCACGGAAGTTTTATACCATTAGCAATATTGAATTCTCTTTCCCAATTTCCGTTTATATTACCAATTTGTTTAATCATTTCATCTTTAAAAGAAACCATATCTTGTAAATATTCAGAAGGTGTTTGTGCTTCATTTTCCATTGTTCCTTCTTCTATGTTTGAACCATTAGCTTTATTTTTCTCTTGTTGTTTTTTCTGTTTTTCTTTTTTTGCTTGTTCTGACTCTTTTTCTGTAGTCATATCAACTAATCCATTTCCATGTTTTTTATTCATATTCGAAATTTCTTTATTCATCTTTTTAAATGAATCTCTTATACCCTGTTTTTGTTCTTCTGTAAGTTCTCCACCTTGTCCTTCACCTTCTTGTCCTTCACCTTCTTGTCCTTCACCTTGTCCTTCACCTTTTTGTCCTTTACCTTTTTGTCCTTTTTGTCCTTTTTGTCCTTCTTGTCCTTTACCACCATCTTTCATAGTTTTTATTAATTCAAAAAATATT